GGGTCCAAAGGCGGAATAATAGTAGTAAACTCTAATTCTATTTGATTAAATCTGCTCATATTTATTGCGCCTGATGGTTGCATATCTGAATTATTAGAATTAATGCTAAAATTATAACAATATAACCCTGGGGGCGCACATCCAGTTGTTCGTACATATTTTTCTATAAAATCGTATACGCCAGCGGGTTGAATGTTTTCTCTATAAGACCCGTCCAACAAAATCCCCATCGCCACAAGTATTAACTTGTCATTTTGTGGATTGTACGGCTGATTTATAAGCATGCCAGTTAATGTGCCGTCTGGATTAACTCCGGGACCAATTTCCACAGGTGTTAAAACCCCATTGATACTTCTATAAACCGTATATGTTCCTGATGTTGGTGCCTGCATGACATTTACTGGTAAGTAACTATACGGCCAGTTTGTGTAATTCGACCACTCATTTCTTAAATTGGCGTCACTTCGTTGAAAATAGAACAACCAATTTGAAACCAATCCTAACGACTCCAATTCTATCTTATTTGGTCCAGTCACGTTATGAAATATTTTTTCGTTGACTTGTTTGATTAAATATTTTTGCTCTTGTAATGCAAATATGCGTTCTTCATCTTCAGATAAAAAGCAATATGTACAGTTTAAATGAACATCAGCGTTCCATAAAGTTCTTGTGTCTGAATAGGAATTGATTTCCATATACACGTCGGGGGGTGGCTGTAAAAACCGATAAAATTGCATATACCATGAATTAAAATTGGGTGATATGTAAGGATAATTATTAGTAGCATCAATCACGTCACGAATTACGCATATTTGGTTTATAGGTTTAAATGTAATGTTTATGTGTAATTCATTATATTGAAGGGATGTTAATGGAAACGCCATTTGCGATTTTAATCCAAACCAACTGTTAATAGGTATATATAAAATTCTTCCACGAATAGATGGTTCGGGACCCGCTAAATCTTCCGTATAATACGCATTAGGATACGAGTTGATACGCGAATTAGCATTAGCGGGGTCAACTAACTCGGGTACTTGTCCAATCATTTGATTAAATAATTCGCGTTTAGTAACGCTATAATCGCGTTGTACGGATGCCAACAAATAATCCCCCGAGTATTCTTGTAACGTATAATTTCCACAAGTAATACTAATTTTGGATATCATTTTTGCGCCAATGTTTTCTATCCATTTAAATTCATAAGGTGCCCACTGCGCGATATTTCCAAGCCCTTGATATATAGTTTGTTCAGTTATTTGTTGGGGTGGTAAAATTCCACTCCATATATTCGGCAACGCAACCGATAAATAACAATCCATTAATAAATCCGCATATCTAGGAATTTTAAACGTAAATACGGATTCTTCGGCTAACCGTAGTGTCTTACTACCTTCATAATCTACCCTGAATTTTTGAAGCCCAAAATTGGTATATTGGCGATATGTGCTTTTAAAAAAGGATTTTGTAGGATTACCATTTAATATAATGTTTTGTTGTCCTGCTGAAACAAGATTCATAAGACCACCCGCCATATTTATAGTATAATAATATATTTTTAATTACTTATTCGTCGCAATATACTATTTTAGGAAATTAACTAAATATGTTTGTTAGTTAATTGGCGTTGCTATTGGAACAATAACAATGTTGCGCCCATTATCATTATAATAAGCGGAAGTTATTCCTTGATTAATCATGTTTACGGTAATCGCGGTCGTAGAAATAATTACACTCAATACTATAAAATCTATCATTTGCTATAACAAATGATAAATTGGCTTTATACTTTTTTTTAAAAGTATATTATAATATGGATGCTACTAAACAAATAAAAGAAATGGCTACAAATGCAATTAAATCATTATCCGAATTAAAAGAATCCACGTCTGTTGTATTAATATCCGTAGTCTCTCTTATGATTATTTTAATTGCCCTTATCTATTTTGTTTATTATAGTAATTTAAAAAGCCAAAATTGCAAAAAAATGGATTCTATTTATGGAACATTAAATGGCAAAATTAAATCTATTGATAATTCGGAACAATTTAATTACACCTTTAAAGACTATTATATTAAGACCGCATACAACTGCTGTAGCGGTGGCAATTATACGAATGATTATGTGGGCTTATGTGTAATGAAAGATTTGTTAAAACAAGGTGTGCGAGGTCTTGACTTTGAAATTTTTTCTATAGATGAACAACCCGTCGTCGCGACATCAACCAGCGATAGTTATTATATTAAAGAAACGTTCGACTATATTAAGTTCATAGATGTTATGAATGTAATTCGTGATTATGCTTTTTCGACATCCAATGCACCTAATGCATTGGATCCAATTATTATTCATCTCCGTATTAAAAGCACCAATCAAGCTATGTATCAGAATTTCGCGAAACTATTGGAAAAATATGACGCCATATTGTTGAGTAAAGACTATGATTCCGAATATTATGGTAAAAATTTCGGCGATGTAGAATTGAGAAAATTAATGGGTAAAGTGGTTATTATTGTAGATAGAACTAACGTAGCCTTTTTAGAATGTCCTGAGTTTTATAAATTTATTAATATGACAAGTAATTCCATATTTATGAGAGCATTACATTATTATGATATTAAATATACTACCGATATGAATGAACTCATCGATTTTAATAAACAAAACATGACTATAGGAATGCCTGATAAAGGGTCCAATCCAGATAATCCCAGTACGGTTGTAATGCAAGAAATGGGTGTTCAAATGTTAGGAATGCGTTATCAAAAAATAGACACCAATGTAGAAGTGAATGATGTCTTTTTTGATGAGAATGGTTATGCGTTTGTTTTAAAACCAGAAAAATTACGTTATATACCTGTTACGATACCATTACCGCCACCACAAAATAAAGAGTTGGCTTTTGCACCTAGAAATGTGCAATCTGATTTTTATAATTTCACTATTTAGATTTTGATTTTGATTTCGATTTATATACTATGTTGCAAATAGTAATTTAGAATTTACTTATATAAATACGTATATTTTTTTATGGAAAATGTGTGTATCAATAAAAACAAAAATAGAAAATATAAAACAACTTAAAGACACCCCTACATAATTAAGTAATTGACAAATGGAATTAAATGACACAAGCAATGACAGCGAATGGATGAAGTCCTATAGTAAGCCATCAGACCAAAAGCAAGAGCAAGTAAATAAAAGTAAAACATTCAGTGTTCGTGAAATATTACACCTTTTTACATTTCAAATGCCGATTTAATAAGTATATTTGTTTTTTATTTTTTATTTTTTATTTTTTGTTATAATTTTTTTCACATATGTTCCGCGTTTTAGATTAACATAATTAATCATAATATTGTCTTCTCCAAAATTATGTAAGTATTTGGGTTTATGTAGCGGTTGTGGGTTATAAACTACATATTCAACATTAATTCGTTTTTTAGGTTGAGTTTCTTTAATAGTATCCATTTTTGTCTCTTTAAAAGTATCCATTTTTGTCTCTTTAATAGTATTTATTATTTATAAAAGCATTTCAATTTTTTTATAAATAAATGGCGTTTGAAATGTTAAAAGGTGTAAAACATAGCTGTTGTGCAAAACCAAACATAATGGTTACCAACGATGGAAATAAGACACAAAAGTGCATAAATTGTGGATATTATGTATCTCATAAGTAATGTTATAGACGACTTTTTATAATTAGTAACAAGTCATCTATACTCAAATACAGTTCTTCTAAAAATACTGCCAAGTTTATATCCAAAATGATGTAATTGTCTTCCTCTAGCTTAAATCGTTCGTTGGTATTTGCATACAAATCCAACCCTTTGTCAGTTGTTATATCTTCTTTTATAGCATCATTATTACACAACACAACTCTATCACAATCATCACTAACACCATAAAGTACTAAATAAGTAGTCCGATTGATAGATATGTAATACGTATGAATTCGTGTGTCATTAAATTGAACGCAATGTTTAGGATTATATGTTTGTAATCCTGCAAGCAATTTGTTACGTAAATCGTTTATTATAACATGCGCGAAGCCATACATAAATATTGTAAAATACGTTTATACTCTTTTACAACAGTATATTTTAGATGTAATATATATATGAAAGAAATATGTGATAAAAATATGACATTTAACGATTGCGAATTGGCGATATTAAGAGCAGCCGTGGATAAAGCGGAAGAACAGCAAGGCAGACAAACAGTTAATTCACCTGAAATTAAACATATTATAGGCATTGTTGAAAACTTTTTAAGAAAAAAACAATTAATTTGCTATGGTGGAACTGCCATAAATAATGAATTGCCTAAACAAGACCAATTTTATAACACCGATGTTGAAATTCCCGATTATGATTTTTACAGTTCAACTGCACTTAAAGATGCTAAAGAATTGGTGGACATATATGCATCTAGTGGGTTTCAAGAAGTCGAGGGTAAATCGGGACAACATCATGGCACTTACAAAGTTTTTGTAAATTTTATACCTGTGGCTGATATAACCCAAATTCCCAAAGATTTATTTAACAGTATTAAACGTGACGCTATTAAAGTTGCAGGCATATTATACTCACCGCCCAATTTGTTGCGTATGAATATGTTTTTGGAATTATCGCGTCCAGCTGGCGATACAAGTCGTTGGGAAAAAGTATTAAAACGTTTAACACTATTAAACAAACATTATCCTTTAACCGCTAAACAATGCGCCAACGTTAAATTTCAACGCCAAATGAATGATTCCGAATACGCCGACAATATTTATGAAAATGTACAGCAGACATTTATTGATCAGGGCGTGGTATTTTTTGGCGGTTATGCATTATCGCGGTATTCAGAATATATGCCGAAACATTTAAAAAAACAATTAGAAAAAATACCCGATTTCGATGTGTTGTCTGAAGAACCCATGTTAACTGTCCAAATAGTGAGAGAACGATTATCTGATATAGGTGTTAAAAATGTGAAAATCATTAAGCGACCAGGCGTAGGTGAAGTTATTGCACCACATTATGAAATTAAAGTTGGTAAAGATACTATTGCATTTGTTTATGAGCCATTGGCGTGTCATAGTTATAATGTTATAAAAGATTACGGATATGACATAAAAATTGCTACCATCGATACCATGCTTAGTTTTTGGTTAGCATTTTTATATGCGGATCGTCCTTATTATGATAAAGACCGCATATTATGTATGAGTAATTATTTGTTTGATGTGCAGGAAAAAAACAGATTAGCACAAAAAGGATTACTTAAACGATTTAGTATTAATTGTATGGGACACCAAGAAACTGTGGAGGAAATGAGAGCCGAAAAAGCGAATAAATATAATGAACTAAAAAATAAAAAGGGAGAAGAATATGACGAATGGTTTTTAAGATATAGACCTAGTGATACAAATGTTAGTGCGAAATCAAGTAAAAAGGCGAATACTCAAGCGAATTCACCAGCAAAATCGAATACAATTAAAACATTTTCCAGCAAACGAAAACGCAAAAATAGAACTAAAAAGAAGAAAGGTTTTTTCTTTTAGATATGTTTATTTTGCATCAATCTAGCAACAAACGTATTTTTATCATTATTTGTATTCATATAAATATTGATGATTTCCGCAGGAGAATAAAACATATCTTCAATCATTGTTAGTTTATCCGTATCTATAGGTTCGCCAAATAAATGCGCATACATTTCATTTATTATTTTACGTGATGCATTAGCCAATTCTAAGGTTACATCTATTCTACCTGGACGAATTAATGCGGGATCTAAATCATAATAATGATTGGATGATATAATCATTATTCTTCCAGGCGTTTCACGTATCCCATCCCACAAATTTAAGATATCGTCTAATGTTACAGGCGCTTCCATATTTAATAGTTTATTTGTCTCGCTTTTTTTATCCGAGGTGGATGATGTAATGGTCTCTATTAATTCGTCTATATTTATATTGGCGTTAGTCGACAATTCTTCTAAATTGAGTTTGTTTTTCAGTTTAATAACCGAATTAAGCTTATCATTGTCCTTTTCCTTCTTTTTGTTTCTATTCATAACTATATCCCCGACACAATCAATATCTTCAAATACAATAATTTTTTTATCAAACCCAATACTGCCCTTTTTATTATCTAAATTATAACGGTCTTCAAAAAATATGCTGTTCAATTCAGACCGTGTTTTTATCATTTTCAAAGATATGATTACCACATGACGGTTGGTATAGTTTCCAATCGCTTTAATTAAGGATGTTTTCCCTGTTCCAGGTGGTCCGTGCATACCTATTCCGATGGAATAGGGAATTCCTTTATTAAAATACCATTCCTTGTTATTTAAAAAGAAGTCCAACTT